ATCGGAAGTCGCAGGAGAACTTCGCGAATGTGGAGGTCTTTTTGAAGCTTTATCCTACAAAGAGGGTGGTAAAAGAACCACAAGAGGTAGGAACATGTTGAATGCAGAAGAGAAACGTCGTATTAGGGCGGATCTCCGAGACAAACATGGTGAGGATATATTGCGATTACAAGCGTTGAGGGCCAATGCAATGGAGAAAATACAGGATTATCTGGAACATGCCAAAAATCCAGGGATTTACAAGGAGTATAATGATTTGGTTCAATTGCAAGACCAAATAGCAGATGATCTCCGTAATATTTATGAGAAAGGTTTGAAACTTGGACATTCGTTCAAGATGAGAAACAGAACGAGACATACCCGTAATAGAGGGAAGTACAGACGTAAGGAAGTGTGTAAGGAATGTGTTCACTTTTGTGGAAAGGCACCCATAGATGCCAACGGCTTGTGTAATACAAGTTGTGGTGGACACCAATGTACTCATTTTGCAGGTTGTAAGCCTTCCGTTGCGGAGGGAGCTAAGGTTGTCGAAGCTCCGAGTCTCGATGCTTTGAAAATTATGGAGGGAGCAGTTTATCAGAAGCCTACTTATGCGGAGGTTTTAGAGAAAACAGCACCAAAGGTGGTGCCACAAAAGAAAAAGGTTGTGAAGCCTAAGAAAGTTGTGGTTCCGAAAGCAACAGTTCCTGTTGTTGAGGAGGCAAAATCACCGGTGTTGCCTTTAAAGTCTATTGCAAAGACTTGTGATATCTGTAAGCAGAAGCATGGATTTGTCCATGCCTGTCTCATCTGTGGCAAACCCCATTGTTTGCGACAAAACCCTTGTGCAGGGGGTGCAAATACTGCACCTAAGTTTAAGGCAGCTGGGAGAGAGGCGGTGACGCCAAAACCCCAGGTTCCGGGGAACGTGCTGAATTCTGTGATAACTGTCCGTACAAAAGGAATACCCGATTCCTCGAGTTGGAAAGTGAAAGTACAGGATTTTAAGTGCGTACCCAATGGCACTTATTTACTTTGCTGTGAGCACCAGGTGAAGCCAACAACAGTCATAATGCATGATGGGGTGACGGTAGCTCTTAGCGGAGTAACTGTGCACACACCCTTTGCAAATAAGGACATTTTGTTGATAGAGTGGAGCGCGATCAAGTTCGGCCCAAGAGCATTCAACGTTTATACTTTCAATTTAGGGAAGTATGAAGATAGTGATGACTACCGAACACGAGCAAACTACACTTTTATTGGACTTGACCCCCACAGTGGAAAGACATGTTTTAGTGGAATAACACAGCTAGATTTCAAGGCGGTACGGGTTTATCACTCGGCGTCCACAGGAAATGGAAGTTGTGGGAGTGCGTTGTTTAGACAATGCGCAAATGTCTACAATATCATGGCTATTCACGCGGGTACGGTTGCATCGGGGGAAACTCCGAACTATTGTCATTTGATAATAGATTCAGCAAATTAGAGGCGGTTTCTCGTTTTCCGCCAAACAAAAAACCTGATTGTGTTATATGGGATTTCATCCGCCCGGTGGACTTCCGATACAATCACTTAGAAGTCTTAGGGAGGTGTGGCTTGATTTCGCCACTGCCTGCAGGACTACCGTCACTTAATCGTGCTAAGAGCAATCTTTTCACGAAATTACCCAATAATGTTCGAGAATTGCTAAAGCAACAGGCAGGGGATTTCTATCCCGTGTATGGAACTTTGGACAACGTTCGGATATCAATTGCAAAAATGGATCGTGAACCCGTACGATTGTACGAGCAAGATCCATATTTTGAACCAGCCGTTGATTATGTCTATGATATGCTGAATCCTGCTTTTCGGCAGACCAGGATATTAACAACGGAGGAGGTATTACCAACAATAGAGATGGGAGCTTCGGCAGGACAGCCCTATGGCTACTATGGAATACGGACAAAGAGAGATTTTTACTCTTGTCCGGAATGTGTGGAACAATTGTTTGATCCGCATATATTTCAATCACGACCAGTCTGGAAGATTGTTCCAAAAAGGGAGTGGCTAGAAGCATCAGAAATAATGTCAGGAAAGGTTCGAACTTTTATCGTTCCGCCGGTGCCTGTTGTGCATTGGGGAAAGATAATTTATGGACACCAGTCTGAGTTACTGAAGATGTATGAGTGGTCAGCGTACGGGTTCAATCCGTACCAAGGTGGTACTGATCTTTTGGCACAAACATTACTCAGGAATAATTTGTTCTTGATGTATGATGTCAAAGGTTGGGACCGTCTTCTTCCAATATTGGAAATGGTGTATGAGTTGAGAAACGACTACATACCAGACAAGTACATAGAGGCATACACTTGGTTAACCGAGTGCATGGTACGATCGTTTTTGTTGATGCCGGATGGCATCATATTTTTCAAAGGATGGGGAAACAACTCTGGTTCCCCAAATACTACAACGGATAATATCATTGCGCACATGTTTATTTTCGCGTTGTTCTTGTTTCGTCTCTATAAAGGAGATATGAGCCGGATAGTCAAGGCAGTTTGTCGCCTTTTTGGTGATGACAATGTTTCTTCTCTTCCAGAAGTGGATGAGGGAGTTGATGTTGAAGCTGTTCTAGTGGAAACGTTTGCTCTGTTTGGACTAACTTTAGATCCAATACTAGTAACGAGAAATATTGAAGACCTTGAGTTTCTGGGTTTTTCCTTTAAAAGAGAAATGGGGCGTTTTATCCCCAAGTATAAGGTTTCTAGACTGGCTGCGTCATTTGTTTATGACATCGATAAGGGTGTAACGGTGACAACAACCATCCAGAAGGCTTGGTCTTTGACAGTCATGAGCGCAGGCTCAGGGCGAGAGGTGTACCAAACTTTTGCAACAGCATTGATGTTTTACTACCAGATGTGCGAAGGTAGACAAGACACAACCATTCGTGCGTACCTAGAAATGGGTGTACCAACGTACGAGGAAGTTATGTCTTTTTATCTTGGTTTAGAGTCGTCGATTGATGTCTCTAAGTTGAGTATTTCGGAGGATGGTGGAATAAATGTTCAACATGTCCGCGCGTAAAACAGCAGTGAAAGGAGGCCAAAAGCCTCAAAAGAAGCAACCAACTTCTAAGAAACCCGCAGGGAAACCTGCAAAACCGAGAACCGTCATGGTGCGCGCACCCCAACCTAGGCGACCGGCCCTTAGGGGTCGGGGGGGATACTATGACAAGAATGGATCGTACAACAGGGGATTTGATCCGAATTATGGGTCACAACTGGGAGGAATCCTAGGCAATGGTGTTCAATCGTTAGCTGAAGTCTTTGGCTTCGGTGATTATTCGGTTAAGAAGAACAGCATGTCCCAACTGTTGGATGGGGGGGGTCCTCCCTCAATAGCCAATTTTGGCAAAGGAGACGCCACGATGGTTCGCCACCGTGAGTACATTGGAGACTTGAAAACAGGTCCCGTTGATGTGGGAACAGGTTCTACTGCCTTTTCTCTTCTAGAGTTTAATATCAATCCAGGAACAAGTAAATTGTTTCCATGGCTATCTAAAATGGCCAATTTATTTCAGTTTTTTGAGATAAATGGGATGGTAATAGAACTAAAAACCACATCTTCGAATTTTGCAACAAACATGGCGTTGGGAACAATGTTCGTTGCTACTAATTATAATACACTAGACAATTCCCCAACAAACAAGATAGAACTTTTAAACATGGAGTTTTCAACTTCATCAGTTCCGAGTTGCTCGCAAATCCACTTGATAGAATGTGCACGTAAGTTCACAGTACAGGATAAGTTGTATGTGACATCCGATTCAAATTACAAGGGGGGTGACCCTCGTTTGTTTAATTTGGGAACCACTTACATTGGTTCTTATGGGTGTCCAGCAGCAGATACTTCTATTGCGG